ATTGCTAAATCGGGACGTGACATAATGCCTGTTTCTGTCAAGTCTGGTCATGGTACTGGTAAAACGTGCGTTGCTTCGTGGATTGCATTGTGGTATCAGTTTACAAGACGTAATTCAAAATGTATGATTGTTGCTCCTACAGAAAAACAGGCAAAAAATGGATTATGGCAGGAGTTAAAGTTTTGGATTGATAATTCGCCTTTCTTATCAAGTTTTTTTGTGTTTGGAAGTGAACTTATAAATGTAAGGGATTTTTCAGGAGAAGGTACACAAGCAGGATGGCAAATAGAGCTTAGAACAGCTTCATGTCAAGAAAACGTAGCTGGTATGCACGGTAAGGGCGGTACGTTAATTATAATTGACGAAGCAAGCGGTATAACAGACGAAGGTATATGGGCAGCTCTTGACGGTGCAACAACAGACAAGAACTCGATATTGTTAATGATAGGAAACCCAACTAAGCTATATGGTCGTTTTTATGATTCTCATAATTCAATGGCAAGTAAATACCGCAGAATTACACTTAGTTGCGAAGCAAAGGATTATAGAGGTAATAGAAAACTAATACGTCAGTGGTTAGAAACACATGGTAGAAATTCAGACTTTTATCGTGTTAGAGCTTTGGGAGAGTTCCCAAAATCTGAAAGCGACTCTTTAATAAGTATCGATGAACTTACTTCTTGCTATACAAGACCTGAGAACAGAAGTTTATACTATCCAATAATAGCCGTTGACCCTTCTGATGATGGCGGTGACTGTACCGATATTGTTGCTGGTGTTGGTTACTGTGTAAAATACTGGCATACTATAGACGGAAAGACAGACGGAATAAAGAATGTAACACAGGTTCTAAAAGCGTGTAGATACTTGCGGGCTAATGCTCGTGAGTTTGGATTTCCTGACCACCTGCCGATTGATGTTATTGTTGACGTTACAGGTATTGGTACTTCTACTCGTGACCTTCTTAAACTTCAAGAGAGAAAAGAAAACATACGGGTTGTAGAGAATAAATCTTCGTGGTCTGGCGATGAGGCGTGTGACAAAATGAAAGACCTTCTTTGGTTCACAATGAAGTCAATTCTTGCAGAGTTATCTATCCCTTATTGTATTGATAGCGAAGATTATTCTAATGCGTTGACAAAAAAAGAATTTTACAATGTACTAGAGGAACAAGTTTGCTCAAGAAAATATACGCAACCAAATGGAAAAATAGTAATTGAAACGAAACAACAGCTAAAAAGCAGGGGAATGAAATCTCCTGATAAGGGAGATGCTCTTTCTCTTTATTCATATCAGTTACAGAAATATAAACCAAAAGTCCATTACGGAACAGCAACGATGGGCGTAAGAATACGTTTAAGCGGAAACAAATACGGAGTTGCACAATGAACATATTTGATACAATATTCAGAAACAATAAAAGCAAAACATCTTCTTTATTCAAAACGACAAGTCACGATTTGCGAAAGGACTTTGTTTTAGAGGACAGAATTGATACAAAAACAATTAGAGAAGTCTGGAACAACACTTCCAAGGATTACAAACTTGGCGCAAGTGTTGTAATTGCAGGTGTTAGCGCTTTAATTGATTACACTGGAATACCATATCTTTCAGGTGATAAAAAACAAGATGTAAAAAAAATACAAAAACATTTTAATACGCTTGCTAATTCAATACATAGAAAATGTTTTACAGAAGGTAATTTTTTTATGTGGGTAAACTGGAATAGTCAAAAAAAAGACTTAGAGTATATTATTTTTAACTTTGAGAATATGTACAACCCTGTTTTTGATATTGACACAGGAGAACTTATAGAGGTTTCGTTTAAGCATATATTCAGTTTTAATAATAAAAACGGCGATAAAATAACTGCAAATAGAATTATACGGTTTACCAACGAAGAAATCATTACGACATACAGCGGAAACACTCCTGTTGGTTTTCCTAAAAAAGATACAAAAAAACATAAGCTCGGACGGTTGCCTTTAGTTTTTATTAGATATAACAGAAATATAGATGAGGTTTATGGACACGGATACATAGAATCTGCCGAGCCTTATATTCGTGGTTTATCGTCTATTATGATGAATAGGCTTATTGAGGATAAACGTTCTTCAAGGAAAAAGTTAAAGATAACAGCAAAAGACCCTGAAACGTTTTTAACAAACACGGCAGCAGTAAATGGTCTTACAGACGTAAACGGAGAAAGAACATCAGACCTTGACCTAGAAGATATAGATATTATTTTCTGTGCTATAAGCGAAAACAATGTATCAGAAAATGCAGAGTGGTTAAAACCAGACCAGACAGCACAGGATTCTTTACAGATTGGATCTCACATGATTCAGTGCATAAAAGAGGTGTTGGGGACTCCTGATTGGGTTTATCCAGCTAAACTTGGAGCTAGTTATGCCTCTGTTTCTGCACAGGTTCCTTCGTGGATTCATCACATAGAGAACATAAGAACAAGAGAGTTGTCTAAAATATGGCAGGATTTATATGATTTAAGCATGACAGTGTACAGCAAGGCAACGGGTAAAAGATATATTGAAACAGATATTAAATGGAAACGACTTGACCTTGAAACACCTGAACTAAGAGCAAAGATTGTAAATTACATGATTAGTTCAATGAAACTTGCTCGTGAAAATCTATTAATGACAGATGAAGAAATAAGAGACTATCTTGATGAATATATGAATAACCTCGGTGAATATTCTAGCCTTGAAAAAGAGCTACCTAATATGCTTGATAATCTTAAAAAGAAAAGCGAAGCAGTAAAAGGAAGCCAAGAAGAAGAACCTAGAAATCAAGAAGATAGAAACAGACCGACAGAAGGTGAAAACCTTAATAGCAATGAGCTAAGGGATAAAACAAGTGAGTAGAGTAAACAAGATTTCAATGTTCATTGCGTGTACTCTTAACTGTTTTATTATAAGCAGTTTATGTATATTTTCCTTTATGCTTTTCTGTGTTTTTATAGGTAACTGGCTGTGTATACCGTTTTTTATGTTGTTTGTTGTTTTATTCTGGAAAACATATTTAGCTACTTGTAATAATAAATATGATAAAAAGTTTTATATAAACACTGTTGGTTTTATTTCTAAATACGATTTAGATTTTGGAAAATACTACAAGTTTTTATGTAAAAAATATAAATATATCTGGATACTTTATATAGCCTCTATCAATGCAGGGAAGAAAAAACCAATAAAACAGCTTATAGGGTATTATTTTCTTAATAAAAAACAAAGTAGACTTGACAAAAATACAAAGAACGTCATTATATAAGACTAGGAGTTTAACATGAGAAAAATAAGATACGAAACAAAAGAAACTTCACAATATGCGCTTAAACCTAAGACAAACTTAGATATAGAACTTGTTAATTCTATTCCACTGACAAAGGCAACAGAAAAGGCTTTTTCGGTGCTTAAAGAAGGGGACGAAAAACCATTTGAGTTTGTTCAAGAGGTTAAGTTTGGGGAAAAATATCCGGCAAGCGATGGAAGCATCTTTTTGAAATCGTTTATTGAAAGTTTTATTTCAAAACTTGAAGAAGCTCCTATTGTTGGTAGTGCATATGGTCACACAGCTCTTAATGCTTATAGTGAAAGAGTTGAAAACCATACATACATGACAGGAGCAAAGATTCTTGATGATGAAACAGTTTTATTCAGGCAGTACGTTTCAAAGGATATGCCTGAACCAGAATATAATAAACTTGTTAAAGAAATTAAATCAGGATTGTTGTCTACTTCAATTCAGAGCTTGGTTAAGTGGAAAATTGAAGCACAGGATGATGATGACAACTGGGTTTGGTATGCAGAAGAATCCGTTGGAAACGAAAGGAATGATATTGTTGAGTGGAATCAAACAGGTATGGCAGTTAAAACTGTTGGCACAAGTCAAAAGGCTTTACCTGTAGAAAATATAAAACGAGAAGGAGTAACGTCTATGAACTTAGATGAAGCTATTGCTTTGATTAACGAAACAAGTCAAAAGGTTGGAAGCAATAAAAAAGATATTGCTGAAAAACTTGGATTTAGTGATATTCTTATTACTGATGCACAGAAAGAAAAACTAAAAACACTTGACGAAGTTTCTTCTAAAGTTGGCGGTGATTTAGTTGGTTTTGTTGAAAAAACCATTGCTTCACAGAAAGAAAACTTTACTTCCATGAAAGAAATTGCTCTTAAAAAAGCATTTAAGGATTGTGAAGAGGCTATTGGAATTGCATCTGATTTAATCGGCGATGAACCGATGACATTAAAAGAGCTTGAAGATAAAATTGTATTGATTGCAGAAAAACAATCAGTAAAAGACGCTTTAAGCCGTGGTGCTGATACAAGAAATAAAACTACTGGACAGAAGGGTGAAACCTCTGGCACAAAAGTTTACGCTGTTTAAGGAGTAGAACATGGCTATATTAAGAAAAAGATTTAGTCCTACAACTGCTGACATTGCTGTTCCTGTTGGATTAAAGACAAAGTGGGACGCAATTAACGCAGGAAAGTTTGAGAACTTTGTTGCTATTAAACAAGGTCGCAAGTGGGTTGCTGGTATTGCAAAAAAAGTACCACAGACCGGAATGACAAACACTCGATACGACAAGATAGATGATACTGCAAGTGCAGGAAATTATATCACTTTAACTGGTCGTGATGGTGATGTTGTTGAGTTTAGAAATGTATCTTCAATTTCTCAGACAGAAATTGGCGCTGGAACTTTCCCGTTTGGTGCTGACGTTTATGGTACTCCTGATGGTACTACTGGTATTGTAACTATTACCGATGTACCTGCTGATGGCTTGCTCTACCTTGGTGTTGTTTCTAAACCATTAGAAACATGGGGAGTTTCAGACAAGGCTGTTCAGGTATCGCTAAGAAGTAACGGAGTTTCTTATGAAGAAGTAGACACTTCTGACTTACCGTTAATCACTGCGTTCTCTTTGCCTGTTGGAGCTGCTTCCGCCGGTGTTAATGGTGTTATTGACCATGGTGCTGGAACAATTACTGTTCAAGCTGTTTACGGAACTACTGTTACCTCTCTTATAGCTACGTTTACTCTTTCAACCAATGCTACTGCTAAGGTTGGAACTTCTGCACAGACAAGTAATTCTACAACTAATAACTTCACCAACCCTGTTGTTTATACTGTTCTTGCTGCCGATGGCGTTAAGTCTAAGGACTACACAGTTACCGTTATTGTTGCTAAACCTAAGACAGATTGCTTAATAACAGCGTATTCATTACCTGTT